CGAAGCCAGGGCGCAGCGCGAGCGAGAGGAGCATATCCGAAAGGAAGCATCGGAGAAGGCGCAGCGGGAAGCCGACGAGGCCGCCCAGCGTGAGCGTGAGCAGGCTGAGCAACGCGAAATGCACCTCAAACAGCAGGCTGAACAGGCCGAACAAGCCGCGAAACAGGCAAAGGCGGATCAGGAAGCGGCTGAACAGCGTGCCGAGCAGGAAAAGAGAGATTCGGCGGCCCGCGCTGAGCAGGCAGCTGAAGACGCTCGACAGGCCGAGATTCAGCGTCAGGCCGATGCCGAAGCAGAAATCAAACGCCAGGCCGCCGCCCGCGAGGCGGATGTCGAACACCGGCGCGCCATCAACCGGTCGGCCGTTGAAGCGTTCATTGCCGGGGGCATGACCGACGCCTGTGCCAAGCAGGCAATCACGCTGATCGCCAGCGGCAAGATCCCCGCAATCGCCATCACCTATTGAGGTGTCGCATGAGCTCACCCCGCATGACCGCCCAACTCGACTGGGCAACGGTAGGAGCGTTCTCGCCGGAGCAGTTCACTGGCGATCAGCGCAAAGAATACGAAGAAGAAGCCTCCCGCATTGAGCGGGAATGGGACAACCAACCGAGGTAACGCCACCATGTTCAAGAAAGCCGAACGCAAGCAGGCCAAGCTACGGCTGGCACTTGCCGGGCCATCTGGATCAGGAAAAACCTACTCCGCTCTGCTGCTCGCCATGGGCTTGGGCGGTCGAATCGCGGTGATAGACACGGAGCACGGCAGCGCCTCTCTGTACGCTGACATCGCGGACTTAGACACGCTCGAACTACATGCGCCCTATTCGCCTGAACGCTACGTTGACGCGATCACCGCGGCCGAGCAGGCCGGTTACAGCGTGCTGATCATCGACAGCTACTCGCATGAGTGGACAGGATCCGGCGGGTGCCTTGAGGCGAACGAGAAGCTCGCTCACCAGAAATTCAAGGGCAACACCTGGGCAGCCTGGAACGAGACCACTCCGCGCCACAGAAAGCTGACGGACAAGATCCTCACCAGTTCGCTGCACATCATCTGCACCATGCGGAGCAAGACCGAGACCGTCCAGGGAGAGGGAAAGAAAATCCTCAAGCTGGGCATGAAGTCAGAGCAGCGCGACGGCACAGATTACGAGTTCACCGTGGTACTGGATCTTACCCACGACGGGCACACCGAAGCTCTTCGAAGAGCCAGAACTGATCACTGAAGTCACCGGTCGGCGGCTGCTGGCTTGGCTCAACTCAGGAATTAGTCCCGAAGTGCGCGCCAAGGAGCTGCTGGTGGATGCGCTGGCGGACATTGCTTCAGCCAAGGACATGACCTCACTTCAATTCGCGTTCAACGCAGCCAAGGCGATCGCTGTCGGATTCGACGACCTGATCACCCAAGTAGTAGCCGCGAAGGACAAACGCAAATCCGATCTTGATCCCGAAAGGAGAACAGCATGAACGCCGCCGAACTCCAGCAAGCCATCAGCCAGTTCGAAGCCTCCGGCGGCCAAGTTCATGTCATCGCCGATTCCATAAGGGCCTATCCAGACCCTTTCAGTGTTGCGGTACCGCCAATTGATCCTGAACTGGTCGACGCGATTCGCGGTTACACCGAACTCGGCGTCTGCGCCGCCGCCAAGGCCCTGGGCAAATCCACTCGAACCATCAACTACATCGCCGCGCTGTACGGCATCAAGTTCGTCACGACCACGGCGGCCACTCTGGAAGAACGGCGCAAGGAAGAAGCGAAGCTGGTGCCGCGTATCCGGCGGATGGCCAAGGCCAACATGAGCCAGATGGCGATCGCCGAGCAACTCGGCATTGGTCGCATCGTTCTGCGCCGCATTGCCCGTTACCACGGCATCACCCTCAACTCCCGAGCATCCTGATATGGACCCCGCAATCGAAGAAGCAGCCAAGCGGCAAAGTGGACTGGAGGCGGCGAAAGCTGCCTTCTTCTCATCTGGGGGTCAGGCTCAACTGATCCCGATAGGTGTCGGCAAGGACAGCCCTGGTATCGCTCAAGTACCGAAGCCGGCATACGGCTACCGGAACATCGAGGCGACGAAGAGCAAGCGCGGCCGGATCATCAGCGATGAGGAAAAGGCCGCTCTGGCCGCTCAGTTGATGGAATGCAAAGCCGCCGGAATGAGTCGCTACAAGGCCAGCAAGCACCTCGGCATCAGCGAAACGCTGTGCCGACGGCTGATCGCCGATTACTCGCTCGACTTCCCGGCATCAGCATGAAACGAATGAACAACCAGGTGCGCCAGCGCCGACGACAGACATGGCTGGATCTACCGGCCCACGGAATTGAAGAGGCAGGCCATGGCCAAAGACAATGCGCAAATCCAGCGGGACAAGCGCGCCAAGGAGAAAGCCCTGCTGGACCGGATCGGCGCCGAGAAGCGTTCGTTGATTGTTTCGAAAGCGCTTGATGACGCGCTTCAGATTCTAGGCCAGCGCCATGGCTTCGAAGAATGGCAGGAGACAGTGTCGACGTTCCTGATCAAATTGGCGTCGGTACCTGTCGAAGAGTCAGCCAGATTTGCCATCATGTCGCGACCTGAAATCGTCATTACAGAAAAGCAGTCGCGACAGCTTGAAGAGTTTGCCAGGACTGGTATCGAAGGAATTGGAAGCAGCTCACCTCTGTAACGGAGCACACTCAGTACGCTACGGCGATCTATGTTTCTGCTTCCTACGGGCACCATGAATATGCCACCGCCCTCATTGAACTGCCCGTTTTCAATCAGCGCTCTGAGATCGGCTTCAGTGGCCTCGTGAAAAATTCTGTCCTCAGGGTTAAAGGTGTAGATGTACTGCCCTTTTTTTGACCCCATCTTGAATTTATATGGGTGACAGATAAGTCCCTTTCTGTTTATCCCAATCACGTCTTCCAGCACTTCAAGCATACGATCCCCCCGTAAAAACCGGCACTTGCTGGGTATCAGTAATAGCTCACCGAAATCATAAACACCACCTTACTGTCGCAGCCGCTCACAGAGAGTGGCACCTGACTGGACTAGCGCCGACGACAGACATGGCTGGATCTACCGGCCCACGGAATTGAAGAGGCAGGCTATGGCCGAGGAACAGCAGGAGCCGACGGCGGAAGCCATCAAACAGCGCAAGAAGCGCGAGAAGGCAGCAGCAAAGGACGCTGCATTGGGCGTCGAGAAGTTTACGGTTGAAGTGGCCGGGGTGTTCAAGCCAGACCTCAAGCGCCTGATGAAAGAACACGGGTTCAACAATCAGCAAGAGGTGTATCAGAACCTACTGCGCAACGTGATCGCCGCCGACTTCGAAACCGCCGCCCGGATGCTGCACTGTGTCACGACACCTTATGAGATACCGGAAAAGGTGTCGCGAGCATTTTACGAAAGCAGCAGGTCAGAACTCGCCGCAGATCCGGGGGACGAGATCATTCAGCCAGCCGCCGGAGATTCAGTGCCGCTCCATTGATTAATATGCGAGTGGCGATTAGGGACTCCCATGCGGCATGGGCTGCTTGAGTGTCAATAAGATTGTGCGCGAGCTCCATCTGCTGAGCTGAATACTCCAACATGCTGCGAATTTGCAGTACGTATTCAACCATCTTGGCATCTGGAAGATTGAGTATATCCACTGCCATGAAGGATCTTTCCATGCTTCGAACGCGCTCCAAGTGCATCGGGCTTCTATTGTTTGGCGATGCATTCAAATAAAGCTGATTTACCTCTATGCCCGCAACTTCCGCCATTTTTACCAGGGCAGCCAATGCCACTTTTTTCTTGTTTTTTTCTTCCAAGCCATCACGCCGCATTTGAGAGTTGGCAATGAAGATAGCTGCACCAACTCCGGTTAGTGAAGCGGCTGCTTGCACCCAATCCCCTCCCTTGAGTTCCATGCCGTAATACTTGCAGATGCCCACGACCATCCACAGCAGCGACGTTCCGAGCAATGCAATCCAAACGCTCAGCAGCGTCATTCCTGCAAATAGTGCTCCCCGTTCCTTTAGCTTCACCGGCTAACCCTTCTTTGACTAAAGCTGTCATCAAATACCACTCGTACTCAAATTGCCACCACCGGTCACGGAGGGCGGCGCCTGCATTGGAGAACACCATGGATCTGAAAGTCAGGGCGCTTTACCAATGTGGGTCGTGCCGCGAAATTCACGACGATGAAGATGGCGCTATGGAGTGCTGCCGACCAGACATCATCGAACTCTATGAATGCCCAATCTGCAAGAAGCACCTCGAGGACGAAGACGATGCACTAACTTGCTGCGGCGTTGACGCCATCAAATGCCCCTCCTGCTACCGAGACTACGCCTCGATTTCGCTTTCGTTTCAGGCGATCAAAATTGCCGGCCACTGCACCACCTGCAATCCGATGTTCACCATTGACCAACAGATCGCTATCCAGGATCAGCACTATCAGAAAACTGGCAAACGCGAACACTTGCACGACTGAGGAAAAAACATGACCCCACAGTTCGAAAGCCCCAACGGGCTATGGCGGCGACTGGGCTACGCGGTTGAGCGTGGCCCGCGCGGCGAACGGACAATCCGCCGGCCTGACGGCTCAACGGTAACCATCGATACCGAGCATGGTCACCACACAGGCGAAGTTTCCGCGGCCAAAAAAGAGCTCGCACGCCTACCGCACGGAGAAGGTGAATGCCGGGCTGCACAGCTCGACATTTTCATCTGAGCCGTAGGCAAAATCACGCCACTGCGCGAGATCAGCAATAAGGCGAAGTCCTGCGCGAGCATCCGTCTCCAGCCTATCCGGCGGAAGGCTGAGCAGCCGCACGACCTCTTCCCCGATCAGTCTTATCGCCATTTCATCCGTTTTCGCACTCATCGCAACCACCGTTAGGTTTTGCTGAGTACAAATCATCATCCCTATTTACGAATCACGCCAGCCGGCGAGGATCCCCTATGTCCGCAGAACAGAAATTACCCCAGTTCATCAACCGCCAGCCAAGCATGGGCCTGCCATTCGAAAAAGAACTGGTGGTGGACCTGTTTGCGGGCGGCGGCGGCGCCAGCACTGGTATCGCACGGGCATACCGGGAGCCGGATGTCGCGGTAAACCACAACCCGATCGCCCTGGCCGTGCATCGCGCCAACCACCCGCAGACGGCGCACTATGTTGCGGACGTGTTCGAGGTCGACCCTGTCCTCGCCACCGGCGGCCAGCCGGTCGGAATTCTCTGGGCATCGCCAGACTGCCGCCACCACAGCAAGGCCAAGGGCGGTGCGCCGCGTGATCGCAAGGTTCGGGGGCTCGCATGGGTTGTTGTCCGCTGGGCGCACGCAACCCGGCCGCGCCTGATGTTCCTGGAGAACGTCGAAGAGTTCTGCGACTGGGGACCAGTTGACGAGGAAGGCCAGCCAATCAAGGCCGAGCGCGGTCGCACCTTCAAATCGTTTATTGCCGCGCTCAGCACCGGGCTACCGGCCGATCACCCCGACATGCCGGAGATTCTTGAGTCGATCGGTGAGTTCGTTCCAGTGGAGGCGCTTGTTCGCGGTTTAGGCTACAACGTCGAATGGCGCGAACGCATCGCGGCAAACGCAAACGCCCCGACAATTCGGAAGCGTCTGTACCTGGTAGCGCGCAGCGACGGAAAGCCGATTGTCTGGCCAGCACCCACGCGCCACAAAGTGCCGACGGCGAAGCAGCAGCCTTGGCGCACCGCTGCCGAGTGCATCGACTGGAGCAACCTCGGCCGCACGATCTTCCGTGACAAGCCGATGGCACTGAACACCATGCGCCGCGTGGCCAAGGGCTGCTGGCGGCACGTGCTCACCAGCGCCAAGCCTTTCATTGTCCCGATGCGCGGAACGTCCGAATCGCACACCAGCACCCACGGCACCGACGAGGCACTGTCGACCATCAGCGCCGGCGGCACGCACCACGCACTGGTACAACCGGTAGCTGCGCCGTTCCTCACCGAGTGTGCCAACGGCTCGTCGCAGCGCAACTTCAGCGCACAGGAGCCGCTCCGCACTCAGGTTGCCCAGGTGAAGGGTGGGCACTTCGCGCTGGCCGCGGCGAACATGGTGACTTTGCGGAAAGGCTCAGTTGGAGCAGAAGTGACGGACCCGCTCAACGTGGTGGCCACCAGCACTGGGCACCACGCGGTATCCGCTGCGTTCTTCGAACAGGCGAATGGCGGGTATTACAAAGGTGATGGCCGTTCGGCCTACGACCCCATCTCCACCATCTGCCAGTCCGGTGCCAACCAGCGGTTGGTGAATGCCTACCTGGTGAAGTACTACGGCAACGAGAAGGACGGCATATCGCTCACCGAGCCGATGCACACCCTGCCGACGAAGGACCGGGTCGCACTGGTTGAGGTGGTGCAGGTGCCGGACACCCTGACGCCGGAGCAATTGGAAGGCGCCCGCCGTTGCGCCGCGTTCATGCATGAGCATCTACCCGAGCACTTCAAAGACCCGGCTGATCTGGTCATGGTCGGTGGCCATGTGCTGGTCGACATCACCTTGCGCATGTTGCAGCCACCTGAGCTGAAGGCAGCCCAGGGCTTCGACAAGGACTACATCATCGATCGCGGTCGCTTCGTCGACCCTGTCACCGGTGCCGAAGAGTGGCGAGACATCAACAAGACGGACCAGGTGCGGCTAATTGGCAACAGCGTCTGTCCGGACGAAGCTGAAGCTTTGGTCAGTGCCAACGCTGCCGAAATCATCGAGCTTTATCAGCGCCTCGCGGCCTGATCAAACCCAGCCCGTTCGTGTGAGCGCGTCGATCAGTCGGACGAAAGTAGCGACTAGACGCAGTAGCGCCGTAAGAAATTTAAGCCAGTGAATCAAGCCTTTCATTGAGAGAAGTCTCCACAAAACGAGAGAGACGTTGTCCCTCTACCATTATATGTGTCTTCAAGAATCCCCCTCCTCCCTCCGCCGCCCCGGGCATGCCCCGGCATAGGACGCCCCATGCCCACTGAAAACACACCGGCACGCACGTTCATCGTGCTGAGCCTGAAGCACACCCACCGCCGACATAAAGCAATCACGCTTTGGCGGTCAGATGACAGTGGCTACTGCTGGATGCTGAGCAGCACCGGCCATTACGAAGAAGCTCGAGTGCTTGAGCACCTTGGCTACTACAACAGCGGCTGCTCAAACATCGCGGTCCCTGCTGACTTGGTGGAGCGGCTTTCCTGTGAAGTTGAGTACGACACCAAGGAGTTTGGGATTTGCCTACCAAACAACGCCGACACTTGGGCCCAGCTGCTGGCCAGCGTGATTCGCCCAACTGATTACGAGCCGAAACCGGAATACCGCGGCTGCCGTTATTCGGAAAACAGCATGTGGATGAAACGTAAACGCTGCGAGCACGTCAACCAGGCAATCCGCATCATCGCCGACCACGGCCGCCGGTTCTTCTACAGCCAGACAGTGAATCGCTACGCCAGCATGGAGGTCGACGTCCGCGGCAAGATCTGGTTTATCGACGACTACAGCGGCAAGCGCGTGTTCACGCACGAAACGTTGTGGGGCGGCCGGTGGAAGGGCTTCAGTCATGGCGGCACGCTGAAGGATCTGATCAAAGAATTCCGGGATTACATCTGCACGGGTGAGCCGTTGCACCGCGGTTACCTCGGGCCCGAACGCTTCGACGAGAGCAACATTTGGGGTTACGACGAGGCAGGTATGAAGGCTGTGCGCGAGCAGGCCGGCGCCCTTCCCGTCTTCCGGCAGTCAGTCTCGGAGGCCGCATGATCAATCTCTTTGTGGCGCCTGGTGGACAAGTAGCTTTACCCGCCCGCACAGCCAGCAACTTGATATCGACCGCACTCAGCGAACCCGTACCAGAGCACCATGTCGGTCGTCGAAATTGACCAGCCTAGTTGGTCATTCGCGCAATTTCTTTGAGTTTGGAAAACCCCGAAGTTTGTGTCAGCCGCCCCATTACTTGAATACTTTTGACAACGCGATCTATTGGATCACCCGGATTAAAAAAATAATTTTCCTCTTCGACGCGTTTAATTATCTCGCGACGCTTCTCTTGGTATTTCTCGTCGCTTGCGTCAAGCTGACATAGCATTTCCTGAGCGGCAACGGCTTTTGCGTTTATATTCACCATAAAATTCGAGCGCATATCAGTCCTCGCCTCGCTAATTTCCGAGCAGGCAAGGAAAAATCTGTTGAAGTGACTTAGATCATCCGTGGATAAATCAGAAACAAACAAATGCTTGTTAATTTCCCAATTTTTTGCTCCTTGAATATTACCCATAAATCTGTCAAACGAGTTCCGCTGCAACACCTCCAAAATAACCTGTTCAGCATGACGAATATCCATTATTAAAATTATCGCTGCACTTCTACGCTTATCTTGTTGCTGAAGAAAAAATACAACCAAGGCGACAAGCCCAACAACTACCGTAACAACGCCATTGATCCACTGACCTGAGTCCATATCTTCACCAATAGTTTTATAAACAAACCGCCTTCTTATGTATCTTGTCATAACCCTCCGAGAAAAACCTCCCCCTTCAAAGTCAGCCGCTATAACGGCAAGGACGAAGTCATGCCTGAAGAAACTGTTTTGATCCAGCCGCTGCCGGTCGAACGCGACACCGATGGCTGGTGGCCCCACCCCGACTACACGGGCAAACGGCACTTTTACTTCGGTTACCCCGCTCAATCCCCAGAGCAGCGAAAAGAACTTCGAAACCTTTAACCACCTTCTGCCGCCACGCGCGGCATGGAGCATCATCATGGAAACCGAAATCCTTTCAGACGAAGA